CTCCAGATGCTTTTGTATACAGAGCAACGCTAGATCGCGTTGTAGATGGAGATACATTTGATTGTATACTTGACTTAGGGTTTGATGTAAAACTCCACAAACAGCGCGTTAGACTGCATGGAATTGACACTCCTGAATCTAGAACAAGAGACTTAGCAGAGAAAAAACTAGGATTAGCAGCAAAAGAGCGATTAAAAGAGCTTTGTAAAGGATCTTTTAAGATTAAATCATTAGGCAAAGGAAAATATGGGCGCATACTTGCTATTCCATATACAGAAGATGGCGAGGATATTTGTAAAATTTTAATAAAAGAAGGACACGCTGTAGAATACTATGGTGGCACTAAAACAAAAGTATGGGGAGATTATTAATGTTTAGCTTTTTTAGTAAAATAAAATCTTTATTTGTTAAAGATGATTCAGAATATAAAGTTGTACGAGCTAGAACAAAAAAAGGTAGATTTGTTGCTGATGATCCATCTACTAAAAAAAATGAAGCTTATACAAAAGTAAAAGTAAAGAAAAAGAAATCAAAAAAAAGTAAAAAATAATGCCTTTAGTTCGTTACACTTTTAATCCCGGAATTAATAAGGAAGGTACTGACTATAGTAATGAAGGAGGATGGAATGATTCAAACTTTATTAGATTTAGAGCAGGTAGACCTGAAAAAATTGGTGGGTGGGAAAAAAGAAATCCTACAACATTTACTGGAACTGCTAGAAAACTATTACAATGGTCAGCATTAGATAGCGATAAATTTATAGCAGTAGCTACTCATAAAAAATTATATATTTTACAAGGTGATGCGTATTACGATATTACACCAATTAGAAAAACATCAACTAATAGTATTACATTTTCTGCAACAAATGGTAGCTCTATAATTACAGCTACTGATTCATCTCATGGCGCAGTACAGGGCGATTTTGTTACTATTTCAGGTGCTGTAAGTTTAGGTGGTAATATAACTGCTAATGTATTGAATCAAGAATATGAAATAGCAACAGTTCCAACAGCAAACACATACACTTTTGTTGCAAAAAATACGAGTGGAGTAACAGTAACAGCAAACTCAAGCGACTCTGGTAATGGAGGTAGTGGTGTTGATGGTAGTTATCAGATTAATGTTGGATTAGATACTTTTGTTGATGGTGTAGGTTTTGGATCTGGAGCTTGGTCTGAAGGTTCTTGGGGTAGTAGTGCTACTGGATTTTCTTCTCAACTAAGATTATGGTCTTTAGATAACTATGGAGAAGATTTAGTATCTTGTGGTAGATTTGATGCTATTTATTATTGGGATAAATCTGATGGCTTAACTACAAGAGCTATACCTTTAGCTTCTATTTCAGGTGCTTCTAATCCTCCAAGCAAAGCATTACAAGTAATAGTTTCAGAAAAAGATAAGCATTTAATAGCATTAGGATGTAATCCTTATGGTTCTAGTGATATAGATTTTATGCAGATTAGATGGTCAGATCAAGCAAATGCTTCTGATTGGACACCAAAAACAACTAATAGTGCTGGTGATGTTAGATTATCTTCAGGATCAACAATTATAACTGGATTAAAAACTAGGCAAGAAATTGTTATTTGGACAGATACATCTATATATAGTATGCGATTTGTAGGAGATCCATATGTATTTTCAGTAGATTTAATTACTGAAGGTGTAAGTATAATGTCTCCAAATGCCATGATAAATGCTAACAATATTGTTTATTTTATGGATCAAGATAACTTTTATGTTTATAGCGGAGGCATACAGACTATGCCTTGCTCTGTTAGAGCTTATGTTTTTGAAGATTTTAATAGTGGTCAAGCATATAAAATATTTGCAACAAGAAATGCACAATTTAATGAAGTTTCTTGGTTTTATTGCTCTGCATCTTCTAATGAAATAGATCGTTATGTTACATTTAATTATTTAGAAAAAAATTGGACAATAGGTCAGCTATCAAGAACAGCGTGGTTAGATTCTGGTGTAACCAGCAGAAATCCAATAGCAACTGCTAATAATTACATTTATAACCATGAAATAGGTTATGACGATGATGGAAGTGCAATGAATGCCTATGTAGAAAGTGCAGACTTTGATATTGATGATGGAGATCATTTTTCTTTTATTAGAAGATTAATACCAGATATTAAATTTATTGGTAGTTCTACAGAACCAGAAGTTACTTATACATTAAAAACTAGATCGTCTAGTTCTGGATCTTTAGTTTCTGCAACAACAGCATCTGTTGGCAATACAACAGAAATAAGTAATGTTAGAGCTAGAGGTAGACAAATGAGATTGAGAATAGAAAATACAGATTCCAATAATGGATGGAGATTAGGAGATGTCAGGCTTGATGTAAGACCTGATGGGCGAAGATGAGCGATAATTCAGCATTTAGAATACCATTAGAAATACCTATGTCGGATGAATACGATAAAGAATATATGGTTCGTTTATTAAATCAATTAAGATTAAATTTCAATACTATACAAACACAAGCAGAAACAAATGAGCCTGTAGAGGCTTTTCAATGGTTTTTATTATAATGGCTAATACTTATAAAAATGTAATAACTTCTTTAAGTACAACAGACTCAACTTCTGTATATACAGTGCCTACAGCAACTGTTGCTATTATAAAAACTATTAGTGCTTATAATACAAATGGATCAAATGCTGCTACTTTGACTATTCAAATAACAGATAGCTCTGCATCAGCGACAAAAACATTTGATGTTGTAGATGTAGCAGCTGTTACAAAAAAAGGTTTCTTATTGAATGGAGAAAATATAATATTAGATGAAGCAGATATACTAAAAATGACAGCAGAAACTGCAAATTATTTTGATATATATATTTCGGTACTTGAGATATCATAGTGTTTAAACAGAGAGAGACTTAATATGCCGATGGAAGATTTTAGAGAATTTATAAATTCTAATAAAAATATGAAAAAAATGAACGATGGTGGCATGATGAGACCAATGCAACCTATGGCTGAAGCATTAGCAGAGAAAGGTCGCTTTGGTGATACCATGCTTGTTCATATGAATCCAGTAGAAGTGCAAGGATTAGCATCGCTAGTTCCTAATGGGCAACTAACTATAAATCCAGATACAGGTCAACCTGAAGCATTTTTACCATTATTATTAGGTTTATTAGGTTCTGGCTTAGGAAGTGCAGGATTATTAGGTGGTAATGCATTACTTCTTGGTGCATTAGGCTCAGGTATAGGGACTACTGTTGAAACAGGAAGCCTTAAAAAAGGTATACAAGCAGGATTAATGAGTGGCTTAGTAGGTGGTTTAGCTGGAAAAATGTTTGGTGCTACAGCACAAGCAGCTAAAGCTGGAACAGATGTTGGTACAAATGTAGTAAAAGGTGGAATTGAATCTGTTGCAAATCAAGCTCTTAGTTCAGGTACAGCAGGTGCTACAGAAGCTGCGAAAGAAGGAATTATGGGGGGTATAGGTAAAGCAGGTCAAGCACTTATTAATCCAGATAATTTAGCAAAAACAGCAGCTTTTGGTGCAGTTCCGGGTGTAGTTGGAGAAGCACAATCGTTTCCAGAGTATGATTTTACTCAAGCAAATCAAATGACAGAAGAAGAGCCTTACCGAAGAGCAGTATTAAGAGATAGAGGGTTTACACCTGCTCCTGAAGGTTATCGTCCGGGTATTGATCCTGAGCATGTATATTTCCGAAATCCATTTGCATTTGATTTACTAACACCAGAAGAATCACAAATGTTTCCTTTTCCTATGGACCCAATCAGGACAATGGCAGGAGGAGGCTCATTAAAAGAAATTCCTGAAGGTAATAAAGGACTAGCAAAATTACCAACAGATGTTAGAAATAACATGGGTTTTATGGCAGATGGTGGTTTAGTCGATGATGAGAAAAAACCTAAAGGTTATTACATGGGTGGTCAGTTTGGCTCTACACCTTTTGGAATAAGGGGTATGACAAATGCACCGATGAGTTCATATTCATTTTCACAACCTTCTTATCAACCAATGAATCCTTTTTATCAACCACAATATATGTATGGTGGATTAAATCAAAGTCCTATGGGAGCTTCAAGAGGCGGTAAGAATAGAAGGCAAATACAACCTGCTCCTCCTCCTAGACCTAGTAGACCAGCTAAAGGTGCAGGATTTACACCTACACATTTATTACCACAACCTATGCCAAAAGGCACTATGTTTGATCGTGGTGATCCATTTGAAAGAGACATGTATGAAACAGCACCTGATCAATTCCAAAGAGATATGTATGTGCCTCCAGAAGATATATCAGCAAATCCAGATTTAGCTAAACCTACTAGAAATTTATTTGAACCTGTTCAAGATCAAAATACTGTAGAGAATCCTTTTGAAAGAGTTCCTTTAACAAGAGGTACACCACAAGAAAACTTTGCTAATTTTTTTAAAAGAGCTTCTTTAGGACAGCTTAGACAAGCACCTAATCCTAGTCCATTTTCAGGACTTGGTGGTGCAAGACGTGGAATGAGAGGAAGAAACAGAAGAAGAGCAGAGGGAGGTCGTTTAAACATGCCATTTGAAGGTTTACTTCAAGGAGAAGGTGGCGGTATGGATGATATAATACCAGCAGTTATTGATGGCAAAGAGCCAATTTTGGTATCTAGAAATGAATATGTAGTTCCTGCTGATGTAGTTTCTTCTTTAGGAGATGGTAGCACTAATGAAGGTGCTGATATGTTAGATGCATTAGTTGCTAATACTAGAATAGAAAAGAATGGTAGTCCAATACAGCCTAAGCCTTTACAAAGTAGTATGTTAGAGCTTATGGAGAGGAGAGTATAATGCTAGTATCTTCAATGGTTCCGAATAATTTTGTTGGTCCTATATGGTCACAAGTAGAGCCATTGTTAACTAAATTAATAGATAGAAGTCATGAAAGATTTGAATCAATAGATGTATTGCATGATTTATTAATTAACAAGCAACAATTATGGATTGTTTGGGATACTGAAGAAGATTACAAAATAGTTGCAATGTTGACTACTGAGGTATTTAGATACCCTCGTAAAAATTATTTAGTTGCACAAAATTGTGCAGGAACAAGAATGAAAGAATGGTTCGATGATATTTACGAAAATATTACAGAATATGCAAAATCAATAAATTGTGATGGTGTTGAGATTATAGGAAGAAGAGGATGGATTAGTAATTTTAAAAAGAAAGATTGGAAAGAAGAATTTGTTATAATGTCTAAAGAGTTTAAAAAGAAAAAAGCTCAAAAGACAGATTTAAAAGTAGTAAATAATTAAGGAGATAAAGAATGGGTGGTGGTCGTAGTAGCGCACCTCAAGGGGCACAACAAGTATCAACTACTGTTACTCAAAATAGGTTAGATCCAT